GTGGGATTAAACCCAGTAATCCATGAGCAAGGTGTAAGCGCCTATTTCAGGTATTCTCATCAGAGTCTGCGTGAGTAATCGATGTCGGAAATCGCATCGGAAAATGATACTTTGGTCTAGTACCATTGTTACGTCTCTTATTCGTAAGAAACAAGGCTTTGGCCATTTCATATACATGGCACAAATGTAAGATAGTCTTCGTTAAAGGAAGACCCATCATAAAACCTCGGTGTACGAATCCGTGGTATTCAGGTAACTTCTCCTCTCCAGGATGAAGTTCAATTTCCAAGTCGATATTTAAGCTCGACAGGGTAACATGTTGGTAAAAGGCTGGAAACCCGGACCAATTCATAAGACCTAGAAGTAATCTTAGGCCAAATGCTTTCGGAATAAAATCCGTAGCTTCTGTCCAGTCAGTATAATACTGGAAGATATTCTTATGGGTTCTACCAGAAGAATCAAACATGAAACCCGCCTCTCGGCTAGTTCCAGAGATCCTGCGCATATATCGCCAGGCATGCGATCCTCTTTTGAGACCGTCATAGTGTTCTGGAAGTAAAGCCAAAACAGAATTTAATTGGGCCATTGCAGGTGACAATGCCCAATATAAGATAGCAGAGGTTTTTGATAATCCTCTGATCTTTCCAGGTTCTTTAATGAACTCTGCTTTGGTTTTGAAAATATTCATTTCAAATACTGAAATCGATCCATCTTCATAAAGTGGATAGAAAAATTCTTCGGGAATTCTCCCAAAGATAACCATGCTGTTTAAAAGCATTTGAAAAGAAGTCCAAAAGACTATCTCCGAATGAATAGCTGAATCTTCTCTCAGCTCTCTTTCTTTCTTGATTGTTTCAAGAATAATTCCGCTCCTTAGGTCTCGGATCGGTAATGGTCTTCCTTTTTCAAAGAAGTCTTTAATTAAGAGTCTTGCGACCTCAATTTTACCTCCTTCTCTTCTAGAGAATTCGTAACAAGCTGTTTGTTTGATATCCAACTTGACACTCTCAGATACATATTCTCTGAGGCGTTTTTCCTCTTCCACTTCTGTTGGAATGAGAAGGTCTTGAAGCATTTTAGACTTCAGTCCTTGATCATTGAAGTATTCTTCAATAACAATTGCAGCATCTTTACAGACGTCTGCGCCTCGATCTGGAGAGCAAATTTTCTCCAGATATGCAGTGACTTTCTTTTTGAAAAAGTCATTTGGAGGTAACCCTAGGTTCCTCTTTTGGCACAGAATAATGAAGATCTGTTTCCACATTAGAGATTGAGTCCAATCAACTTCTAAAATAGAGTCTTGCATTTCACTGAAGACAAATTCATGGAAAGCCCGAAAGGGACCACGAATTATTTCAAAGATGTTACTTTTCATCTTGAAACGAAAGGCTTGAAGCTTTTCTTCAGGTTCTTCTTTGTTGAAGTACTCCTTAAGGTGATTGCAAAAATCAACCATTTTCGAATATCCATCGGATAGATCTTCGAGTTCCTCCTTCAAAAGTTGAAGAAAGACGGTGGAAATTGAATCTGCAATTTCTCGATAGGTCCCTGCCCAATATGGGAGACCTAACAGCAACTTGATAACCATACCATCAAGTGTTCTCAGGATATTTACGATCACTGAAATAAATCTGTCTTGACCCAATTTGTCGAACAGACTTTGAACTCTCTTTGTCAGA